CGCTTCCTGCTCGGTGAGGTGCGTCGTCTCGCCCTCCTCGACGATGACCGAGTTCCCGTCGTCGTCGGTCGTCCGGTGGTTGCCTCGAAGCAGACGGTACTCGCCCGCCTCGGGGTTGTCGACGCCGGGCGTCGACCGCGTCGCGACCCACTCGTCGCCGTCCTTCTCGACGGGTTCGAGCTTGTCGCCGAACGCTTCGAGTTCCGCGTCGGTCGCCTCGAAGACGTCGCCCGCCTCGAAGACGACTGGCGTCCCGTCGTCGCCGGTCCGCCGGTGTCGTCCGCTCGTCAGTTTGACTGTTTCTCCCATCAGTATCCCCCGTTAGATACCGCTGAGGTGTGCGACGCCGCTGTTCCCGCTCTGGTCGGACCGGAGCGCCGGCATGACGCTCCCGACGACCTTGAAGTGGCGCGTCCAGCCGCCGTTGGACTCCCACTGAACGGTCTGGATGTCCGCCGGCATCGGAAGCTGGACGTACCGCTCGGTCGGCTTCACGAGAACGGCGTTCCCGTCGTTGAGGCGGTCGACCGGGATGAACTCGACTTCGGGGACGTCGTCCTCGGTCTGCATCCGCTCGCGCAGGTGTTCGAGAACGCCCTTCTTGTCGTCGGGTCCGCTGTTCATCGCGCGAGCTTCCTGATAGTTCTGCCGCGCGACGAGCATCCGGTAGCCCGTCCGTCCGGGGAGCGCCTTCGCGTCTTCCAGCGACTCGATCGTCCGCATCACGTCGTCGATGACGTTGTCGGCGGTCGCGCCGTCCCACGTCGCGTTCCCGGCGACCGTCTGCCGGTCGGCGAAGTCGGTCAGGCCCGAGACCGAGTCGCCCTGAACGGTGATCGAGTTCCCGCCGTACAGGATGTCTTCGAGCTTCCGCGAGACGGCGGCGGTCGCCGCGTCGACGCCGGCGGTGTCGATCGGCTGACCGCGACGCCGCGACGCGCGGAGCTTCCGCATGTTCACCTTGAACGACTTGTGGACGATCGGGAGCGGAACGCCGTTGTTCGTGAACGACAGCGCGTCTTCGTTGTCGCCAGTCGTCCCGCTCATGTCGACCTCGGCGTCGCCGAAGCCGTCGACGTCCTCCCACTCGAAGCGGAGAACGCCGAGGTCGAGCGGCACGTCGAGACCTTCGTCGCGAAGCGTCTGGAGACCGAGCGTGTTGTCGCGGGCGACGGCGGTCAGCGTGTCGTCGATGCGCGTCCACTCGTCGTCGCGAAGCTGCGCGTTGCCCTTGAACTGCTTCAGGGTGCGAGCGGCGTTCTTCGCCATCTGCTCGTCGCCGCGCTGAACCGCCATCCGGTAGCGCGAGTGGGCGACGAGCTTCTGGAACGCCTCGGGGTTGCCGTCTTCGAGTTCTTCAGCCGCCTGTATCTCTGCCGGACCGTTGTCGACGTTGATCGGGGAACCAGTAGCACTCATGCGATTCTCACCACTTCGATTTCCGCCTGATTCTCGACGCCAGCCGCCGCCCCGCTGTTGCCGACGCCTTCGAGCGCGCGGTAGACCGCGCCCTCGGGG